TGTTTAAAAGGACTAAATATTATGCAAGTGGCGGTCGTTCTAAAGGCAGTAAATACATGTCTAAAGGCGGTAAAGCTACAAAATATATGGCAAAAGGTGGTAAAGCTACTAAATACATGGCCAAAGGCGGTAAGGCTTCTAAGTATATGGCTAAAGGAGGTAAGGCCTCTAAATATATGGCAAAGGGAGGCAAGGCTTCCAAATACATGGCTAAAGGTGGTAAAGCGTCTAAATATATGGCTATGGGGGGAAAAGCCTCTAAATATATGGCTAAAGGTGGCAAAGCTTCAAAGTACATGGCAAAAGGGGGCAAAGCTTCCAAATATATGTCTAAAGGCGGTGCTTAATATAAATTATTAGATAAAGGGGGTTACTTTGTCTTATTTAATATCAAACATACCACAGTTTAAATGCTGGGTAAGAAAAGAATTTACAGCTAATCATCAAAAGTATCATGGTGAATACTTACATGCGTTAGCTTTTGCCGTGAATACAATTCCAGACAGATCGCTGTCTTTTCAGGTTGTTTTTACAGGCTGTGAAACAGATCTTGAAGATAACACGGATGAAAATATACATGGTGGTGCTATGTGGGCACGTATGCCTATACAGGCATTGATAGCGGATGTGCCATTAGAAGAATGGCCTGAGCCAATGGAAGATCACTTAGCACAACCCTGGGACTGTTTATCACATCATCATTCAGTGGTTGTTTTAGATC